CATTAAATTCCTGAATTCCTTCTTTCAATAGAATCCTCATAATTTCAATTTTATTCCTATTTTGCTCAAAAGTATCAATAATATTATTCACCTTTAAAATCTGAGACGCTGCGAGATTCTTTGTGTCCAGATACATTAGCCTCCAGTTTCTACGTATGAGATCCTCAGACTCGTGTATATTTTGGACTATCTTTAATGTTACGCCCTCTGCTATCATTTCATTGCACCTTTGCATCAGATCATCAATTTGAAATGTGTCATCGTGAGAGAACTCTGGAAATCTTTTTGCAAGACTCTTAAAGCCTGCTCTATCAACACCCTTGATGTTGTCTGATGGATCTCCGCAGACTGCTTTGGCTAAGCAAAAATTCTCAGGTGATATTCTAAACTTCTCACATACCTCTTTAGAAGTCACTAGCTTTTTCCATGTTGGTGAGTATATTATCGTGTTCTTATCAAGAAGCTGATAGAAATCCTTATCAGACGAGACAATCAGCTTTTTATTGTTTCTAAATTTATATTTTGAAATATACCCTATGACATCGTCTGCCTCACAGTCGGGAACATAGATCTGTATGATAGGAATATTTGACATCACCTGGACCAATGTTGATATCTGGTGATTTCTATTTTTAATAGAGTCAGGTATGTCATCTTTATAAAATCTATTCAGCTTCTGCGGTCTTCTATGTTGTTTATATTCCTTATAAATGTCTCTCTTAATCTTGGATCCGCCGCTCTCCCAGATAACAATCACAGACATGGGCCTGTATCTCTCAGCAAGATTCGTTAGTGCATAGAGAAATCCAACTATTCCTCCCACATGCTGGCCATCTTTTCCCATTGCAGGGTGAGCAATAAAGTGACGAGTAAATAAATTAAGCGCATCCACTATGAGAATTACATCTCGATCGCTCTCTTTTGAATTCACTATTCTCCCTCTTCGAGAATATCCCTAATAGCTGTGACTTCCTCATAAGATTCAACATCGATATCAGGGTCATCATTAAAATTTTTAACCATTGCCGCCTCAAGAAGATCATCAATAAATCCAGAATATTCCGGATTATTCATGATGTCATCAAAATCTGACTTGTAGAATTTCTTTTCTACAATTTGATCACCGGTATCAACATCAGTCACTGTTAACGTCTTCCAGCTTCCGGTTCCCTTTAAGACAATCTCTTTTCCATTAATAGTCTCTGGCCCATGCTTTCTTAAAAGGTCAAATACCTGAATGTGCTCCTTGATGCCAACACCAAAGTGAATCTCAAAGTCAATCTTTCTAAATGGAGGTGCCACCTTATTCTTAATTGTCTTTGCTGACACGTGGATTCCTATGACATCATCTCCATCCTTAATCTGCTGTCCAGCGCCGAGTTTGATTCTAACTGAGGCGTGAAATGGAATTGCCTTTCCGCCCGGGGTTGTTGTGGGATCACCATACATCACGCCTATCTTTGTTCGAATTTGATTAAGAATTATAAATAGTGTGTTTGTCTGCCCTATTACTCCAGTGATCTTTCTCATTCCCTTTGAAATTGCACGCGCCTGCAAGCCGATTGACTCCTTGTCATAATCACCTAATAGCTCTGCCTTTGGCGAGGAGGCAGCAACAGAATCCCATATAATTGTTATGGGAACATCCTTGTTCATCGCCTTGGCCTTTAGAATAGTGGCCTCAGCTATTGAGAGAACCTCTTCTGTGCAGTGGGTATCAACGTATACAAATCTTTTTGAAACATCGACGCCAAGCATCTTTAAATTTTCAACAGATGTTGCGTTTTCTGTATCGATATAGACAACAATTCCGCACATTCTCTGCGTCGTTCTAGCGATCTGTATTGCGATGTGAGATTTTCCAATAGACGGTGGCCCAAATATCTCAATAATTCTACCCTCAGGTAGACCACCATCTCTTCTATTTGATGAGATATAATCAAGAAGGCTAGAGCCCGTTGAAATCCACCTTTTCACATGTGTTGGTGATTCGTCTTGACTCAGGTTGTATGCTACTCTAGACCCGTGCTCCTTGTTTAGCGCTGATATCAGGTCAGAAGCAAAATCTTCAGTTTCTATCTTTGACATTGTTTCCTCTTCACTAACATTTTACAGAAATTTCACCGTTTGTTCAATCAAAACTTAACGGGAGCAGTCGAATCGACTGCTCCCGTTGCTTTCTAGAACACCTGATCTATTCCATCAAGTCAGCAAACGCGTCGTCAAGATTTTTATATCCAGAAGTGTTTTTAGCAGCTGAGGGTGAGTCACCAGTTGAGTCACCGGACCCGAATGTCTTCTGGGTCCCTTCTTCATCTGCCTCATCTCCATCGCTTAGCCAGTCATTGATGATCTTGCTTAACTCATCATAGCTTTTACAGCTATACATGTCGTTGAGCTCAGGAATGTTGCCCAGCCACTCCTTAGCCTGATTGGCGTCGTCAGAGAGAGCTGTCTGCTTTCCTCGAGGGCGAACCTCAGTCATCGCCCACTTCTTGCCAGGCTGCTTTGAACAAAGGACCTTAATATCTCGACCAGTCGTGGGGTCGGTGATATCTCCATAGTCCTCATCAAGCATTAGTCCCAAAAGACCCTGATAGACCATCTTTCCAAATCCCCAGATCTGGACACCCTTGTCCTCTTCTCCTCTGATGATTACGGGTGCATAGGTTCTCATCTTCGGATATAGCTTCTTGCAAAGCTCATGTGACTCCTTTGAACCCTCATCGCGTAGCTTGTTTATCAGCTCCTGAATGGGATCGGCGTCTCCGAACTGGTGAGGGGTGAGAAGTCCGCGCTCCTTACCGATGTTGTAATAGAACCACAGCTCCTTAAAGGGCTGTCCGTCATTATCTGAAAATGAGAGAAGGCGGACGTTATGCTCCTCCCCCTCAGTTGGCTTCCAGGTGAAAGACCTATTCCTATTTGCCCCGCTTAAGCGGTCAAGCTTCTTCCTAATTGCATCAAAATCAATTCCCATTTTAACCTCCAGTGTTTAGTGTTTAATGTTTATTGATGTGTGCGCTAAGCACATTTAATAATATAATATTAGCCTCTAATGTTCAATTTTTATTATCTTTATTTTTTAATTACTGTGTATTAATTATCTCTCTGCTCAGATATAAGAAGAGTGAGTCGACTCCATCGCTGGGCCGTATTGATCTGCAGGAATAAGCCACAGGCCATGGATTTCGTTGTCAATGAATTCAGCACCAGGCTGATCGTGGAAGGAGCGCTCGTTGCTGGCTATGTGTGTGATCCCAAGGGCTTTCATCAGATCAACATCTGGATCATATCTGCCACGCCTAAAGATACGATCATGAGCCCTGCCAGACAAACCGACGATATCATCACGTGTCACTATTGAGCTAGGTGTAAGGATGTGAGTGAGGTGGAGCACAACATACCCGTGTGGAATGACGCCCAGCGGAATGCCATGCTCACGAACCCAGTTCTGCTCATTCTCATCGTGGCTCACAGCGAGATAGTTGTGCTTGATGCTGTTGGGCACCATCGTCTTCTTCTCGCTGACTTCCTCTATGATGAGATCTCTGAGATGTTTGCGGGTTAGCTTCATTGTCCGCTCATGGGACGTAAATCATCTACTGAGATAATGTACGCGCTGTTTAGCATGCCCAGCGTGTCTTCGCTCTCGCGCTCCTCAGTCCAATTGATTATCCTGTACGTGGTCTTGGGTTTTGTCCAAGGTTTAAAATGGCCCATCTGACTGAATACGAGGTGAGTTATCCCTAGTGCCTTCATAAGTTTCATATCTACAGATCTCCCCTCCAGTGTGGCGAGGCGGTGACCAAATCCAAAAAGGCGCTGGTAAGCTTTGTCTGAGAGAGCGATAGCGTCATCATGTGTCACTATTATAGTAACTTTATTAACTCTATCGTCTAGCACGACGTATCCGTGTGGAATGACGCCGATAGGAATTCTATTCTCACGAGCCAAGTTCTGCTCATTCTCATCATGGCTCACAGCGAGATAGTTATTCTTGATGCTGCTGGGCACCATCGT